TAAAAGTAAAGTTTCTATCTATAACAGTACCAGATGAGTTTGTAAATTTCACATTAAAACCAGAATTGGTTATTGAAGTAATTGTGTAAGTTTCGTTTACTGCCATATTTATGGGTACGACTTGTATTGATGGCAAATATCTACTGGTGGACCCTCCAATAGCTGAAGTGCCTGTAAAAAAATTGTTGACAAAACTTATACTTTTACCTGAAGCAGAGTTGGTTGAAGCTATTACACCATTAGTTGCTGCAGGGTTAGTTGCTGAAGTTTCTGTTCTTACATCAAAAAAAGCATCAAAACCTAAAATTGAAACTTCTGTATTTTGCCCAATATTTGTGCTTGATAAAGTTGCCCTAAACTTAAAATATCTGCCCACAAAATTTGCTTTTGAGAAATCTTGAAAGTCCGTAAATGTTGAATTATTTAAGGATGTTGCAACTGACAATTTGCAGTTTGTTTGATTAACCACACTTCCATCCCAAGAATCGTAATCGTCAACATTACCAGTTCTACTATCAAGTAAATCACTTGTATTTATTCCAAGACTTGAAATAACTCTTTTAATACCTAAAGAATAACTTGCACCTAAATCCAAAACATTTGCAAAAACATAAGTACCAGACGAGGTTGCAGTAAGGTTTTGCAATTTTAATTTATTATTTGCAACTGTTGTATTACTTTTTGTACCTGAAAAACTTGGGTTTTCACGTTGTTGTATTATTACCAACTCAGTTAATTGACTTGGTATTGATACTGTTACTGTTGCATCATTAACAGAAAAATTACCCGAATCATCAGTATATTTTAAAACGTAAGTTCCAACTAAAGCTGGTACAGTTACTTCCGTTGTTGACCCACTTACAGCCTCAACAAGGTCTTGGGCCGAGCCAAAATCAACACCAGTTGTTGCTGGGGAATGCCTAATATGAGTAAACCCTCCATGCACAACATCAATCTCGGTAGTTTTATTCCATTTAAGCCTTACAAGCTTACCGTCAATTGGTTCAAGTGTAAGTCCTTGCACGTCTTGGGGTGGTGCGGTCTTACCAATGGCTGTAAATTCTTCTTCAAGTGGATTTACAGATGGTACTCCTAAAGCATTGATAGAAAAAATTCTAAAGTTGTAAACTCCAACGTCGCCATTTTCAATTACATAATCATTAGATGTAACATTGATATTTGTATAATTTCCATTATTTCTACGATACTGGAACTGGTAACTTGTCGCACCCACTACTGGCTGCCAAGAAACAATTATTTTACTAATAGCTTTATTATTAACGGCAACAAGTTTTTCTTGAAAACTCATAGCAGCAGGCGGTTGTTTTCTTTCAGTTAATGTTGAAACCGATCTAGTTGGTAAAATTTCGCCATCCTCGACAGCAGCATATTTATTTGAGTCATGCAAAAGTGCAGTAATTGCAAAAGTAGAATCTCCATTTTCCTTTACAGTTAAAACTCTCCATTCTGTTGTTTTTAAAGTTGGTGTTTCTAATATATAAACACTATTGGGATTTGGGGCAGCCGATTGATTACTTGAATTTGTAAAAGCTGCTGCAACAGTAATAGTATTTCCATTTATAGAAGTAATATTTCTTGTACTTACAGAACCATCTGGTAATACAACAGACAACGTTGGGTTTGCAGAAATTTGAGGTATATCTGTATTAGCAATATCGTCAATAACAATTTGTGTTGTTGTTGGTGTAGAGGTATTAGAAATACGCCCACCCCTCCTAACCCCACTTTTCATTGGGTCAGAAATTGAAATAATATCGTGGGGTTGTACAATTACACCAGCTTCAATTGAAGTTACAAAACTACAGGTTTCACCAGAATTTTGCTCATTATGTAATATCCATTTACCTAATCTTTGAGCTTGCCCCCTAGAAGTAGTTCCTAAAGCTCTTACTGTTTTTACAACTGAGCCATATTTATCTCGTACAGCTTGACTTGCTTGCACTGTTTCGTAATCAATTTCTTGCGTTTCCATATCAAAATAAGAAACGTTTATAACAGTATGTCTAGCTTTTCGACTACTTCCGTAATATGTAAAACCTTGTTCTGTGACGTTAGATAAGTTAAATAAATATTTACTTGTTGCTGGCTGGTCATTTGCTACCTCTATTGTACCAGCCCCAAAATATGCAATGCCTCTAAATATTGAACATAATTCATTTATGACAACAAATGCTTCTTTTGCTGTAGTAAGGTTTATATTTGTTTGAAAACGTGGTTCTTGTCCATTTTGCCCATCATCTACCAACTCATTACAATACTCACTAACAGAATAAAAAGAATATTGATTTAATTTGTTTTCTGCAATGCCTGCCCCAAAGCGTTCATTAGTAAGTAAATGAAATAAAATCCAAGCTGGGTCAGCGGTCCATTCTTTGTTCGTTTTAAAAGTTCCATTAAAAGTACCGCTGTAAGTTATTCTGCCATTTGCTGCATCCACAGTGGCATTGTGTGGAATTTTGACTTTTATACCTCTTATACGAAAAGTCCGACGTGGTATTCTTGGGAACTGTTCAGAATCAATACGTATTGCTATATGAGCAGTATTTGGGTATGTTTGGGCCTCTTTTATTAATTCAGTTATAGTTAAAAATTTAAAAGCATTTTGCAATGTTGTATCAGAACTATCTGCTGTAACTCTTTCAACTCTTACAACAACAGGAAATGAACTACTTGCTGGCAAATCAAACTCATAATCTCTATTGTAAGCATTTGATGCCCTGCCTTTTACTGTATCTTCTATATGTGTTGTAGTTGTTCCATTATTTTGTACTGATTTAATTCTTAACTGAACTTCAGTTCCATCAATATTGCCGTTGTTTTTAAATTCTTGTAAAGATTGAAATTGTATTGTTACCCTTACAGTTTCAATCGAAGTGTCAGAAATTGTATGTTCTCTTGCATTTGTCGTTGTAACAGTAAGGCCGATAATAGAAGTCCTTTCAACATTCCTTACACCATCAATTTTAGTTTGGTTCGCAGTGCCAGATTTAAAAGCAAATTGAATATCTTTAAAATTAAAATCAGATTCTTGTGGGTTTGTTGTTGATGCAGCCTGTTGTAAAACTTGTGTGCCATTAAGAAATACATCTTTAAGAAAATTATTTAAATATGCAGCAGATGTAATATCTGTAACACCAGCTTTACTTGCCGTTGCTGAACCTTCAATTTCTCCCTCTGAAAGTATTTCTACCAGAGTTGAAAATTGTTTACTTGAAAGTGCATCTTTTGGCAATGATGCATCAGTTATACCAATAAGGTCTCTTATGGCATTTGGATTACTTGATGACGCTGTTCCCATAATTAACTTTCTCCTTTAACTTGCACCGTATCAACACCATTAGAAATAGTTATTGAACCGACAAAAATTTCCCCAAATACACAATTAACTGGTATTCCAGCCCTACTAATATTTGTTAGGCCAGTGAATGAATAATTACTTGAAAAAGCAGATGGGTCCGTTTCGTCCATACCACTACCCCCTCGGTTGTTTGTTTGATCTGGTGTTAATAAGTCAGTTATACCCCCTATAATCATTGATGTTCCAATAGATGTTAAAACACTTGCTGCCAAAGAAGCTATTACGCCACCTGAAATGGCACTACCACCAAGCAAAGCTCCAATACCTAAAACAATACCAAAAAAATTACCATGAGCAATTGGAATAATTTGTATTTCACCTTCCATATTTATATGTAAATCTTTTTCTGCTATTTCTTTACCTTTTACTTTGATGCAATAATGCTGATTTGCCATGTGCTTTTCTAACCCTTTAAAATTACATTTCAAAAAAGATATTGCGTCAACTGGTTTTTCTACAACAGCCTCAAAATACTTTTGATTATTACAAAATTTTTTTAAAGGGCCATAAAGTTTAATTTTCGTCAACATGGCTTACCTCTGGGTCTATGTAAATTGTAGTCTTAGTGTCTGGATTAACAAGATAAAAACGTAAATCAAGGGCATTGCAAGAAGCAATATCCGCTGGCGAAAAATTCATATCAAAATTTGGGTGGCTGTGAACAATGCCAATAATTTCATCTACACTATCCTCACATAATGCCCAATCATCTGGCTCAATTACAAAGTTTGCAACATCATGTTTAAAAGCTACATTTCTGCATGGCCAATAATCAAGCTTGCCTTTGTCTTTGACTAACAAACCACAGCACTCCAATGGTTGTTCTTTTTGTGCGTGTTCAAAAGCTTTTTCTTTCCACATATTATTGATTTATAAATGTACCAACACCAGCAAACTCTGACCTTAAAACCTGTCTAGCTGGGATTTTTTTACCCTGTAAATCCATTTCAGAAACTAATTCAAATTCAACAAAATTTCTATTTTCTTGTACTTTTCGATCTATTAAAAAAATTTCTTGTGGTAATTCATTTGAGTTTGGAGTGCCAAAAGGGTTAGTATTATTTTCAAAATTTTCAGCATCAAGGCTACTAGCAAGCGTTTGTATTCTTGTAAATTTTGCACCAATCAAATCGTTTTGCGTTGTTGTTTGGTTAACTAAAACCATTAAATCTGATACTGTTAAAATCTGGCCATCTTTTGTAAGGCCGACCAAGTTTGCTAACTTAAATACAGGTCTAGGTATTTGCCCTTTTGAAGTACGTTCAAAACCTGTAGCTTCCGCTGGAAATTTTTGATATGTATTACCTCGCCAAACAATATCTGTATTTGTATTCATTTTTGTACCATTGTGAAACCTTAAAATATCATTACTGCCATGTAAATTATTAAAAAGCTGTAAAGTAAAAAGTTCAATTAAACTACTTGGATTAATGCTTTGTAATTCAGAAATAGGAATTGCCATTATGGTTCAAAGACTTGTTCAAAAGTTAAGTTAATTGTACGCCTATTGGTAAATGGTGTTTGACTTCTTCTCCTTA